GGACCGACATGTGCGCCCACCTCCGGCTGGGGCCGTTGCACATTCTCTTCCGGCTGCTCGTACCACTGACGCAGCCGCTCAATACGACTGGCACATAGCCAGAACTGAGTAATCCAGTCCTGACGGCTATCTACCAAGTCGCGATTGTTCAGAATTTCCCGTGGTTCTGGCTCCTTGCACGGTTCCAACAGGGGGAGCGGGGGCACTGTTTTTATCACCCGTATTACCGGTTCGAGCTGCGGGGCAGGAATTGTTGAGCAGGCAGCCAAGCTCAGGAGGGAGAGACTCGTCAAGATAGCCGTGAACGCTCGCATTTTGCTTCTCCATATCCGTTAACTTCTTCCGAACCGCCGTATCCGACTTTGAAACCTTAGCGTAATCGGCGAGCAACCCAGCCATGGCAACAGCGTCTTGCTGCCGCAGCTCTTGGAGATCAGAAATGGCCTTATCCTGAGCCACGTTGATCAACTCCACGTTTGTGATACGTTCGCGCAGCTCGTCGTTACTCTTCTCGAGGTAATTCGCGCGATACCACAACGTAATCGCGGTTGCTGTGGACGCGATTACAAGCGCGATCAAGGTGTATTCGATCACTAATCGCACTCTGCCAGTGACGAAGGAAACGGCAGCACTTAGAAACGGCACTTTTTTGAGTAAGTCAAGCATCGCTCTTCTCCTTCGAGGGGTTCTCATCGAGCTGTGCGGATACTGAGGAGCCGGTTGTAAGCCCAAGCTTCTTGAACACGAGCTTTTCCAGCATCCGGATCGAAGCGTTAGCGCCCAACCACCCGGACACACCAACAATAACACCCGTCCACTGGTCGGAAAAGCCGATGGCGTTGCACACCAGCATCACGAGCAGGCCGACAAAGCCGGCCGCGAGGCCCTCGACGCATGCGCGACCGTAACTGATGTCGGCCGAGTTATCCAGAGCACGCATCACGTGCCCTAGAAACCCACCGAACGCGGCAAGTGCAGCGTACAAGATCGCCTTCACCCACCATCGCGCCCACCAAGAAGTCAAATCATCCACGATAGAGCCCTGCCCCGCCATAGTGTTCAGACACTGGGCTCCTCAGTGGAGAAAGCCAGCCCTTTGATGAATTTATCGGCGACTTTACCGGCCGCCTCGGCCTTAGTCACCTTGCCGTCGTTATTGGAGTCAAGAACAGCGTTCTGGCGGTACGCGACGCCATTCGAGAAGAGAACCGCATCATCTGGCTGTCCGACGTATTTCGGCAACAGGATGGCCATGTACATGTCAGACAGGGACTCGATACGGGTCGCATACGGCTTGAAGTAGCGCTGGACATAATCCAGCTGCTGCACAGAACTCATCTCCGCGAGTTTGTCGGTGGTGGTGCCCATACCACGAGCGGTGTCAGGCATGAACTGGATAAGGCCGACAGCGCCGCTGCCTGCCGCGTTCCTCACCCTCGGGCTGAACGTCTCACCGGACTCAAAAGCCATGCAGCTCATGAACCACGATGCGTGATCGTTGGTCCAGCCGAAGTTGCGACAGATCTCGAGTACTTTGGCGCGAAACGTAGGGTTGACTTTCTGACCCCACGCCAAATCGAATGTATCCATCTTAGCCCCCTTAGATGCCGCCGTAGGCGACGGTGCGGTACTTGTGTTCGCGGCGCTCACGTTCGGCTTTCGCTTGATCGCAGTACGCCAGAAACTTGTCGCGAAACTCCATAGAGCGACCACGGTCATATGTCTCTGCGTCCTGTTTCTCGTGCGCCAGATGCTTCATCCAGTCCAACAAGTGTCGATGATGCTGAGCATCAATCTCGAAGGTGGTTGACGAAGCGGTGATGTCTTCGAGGGGCATGCGATAGACAATCGCTTGGAGCGTATCGTTTACCACAGCAGGCGCGAGCAAACGTAGCTTGTTCGCATCCATACCGACAATCACGGCCGTGACCGGCGCGGGGCGGTCGGTGAACTTGACACCGCCCGTACCGAAAGAAGCGGACTGCCCGTAGTCATCCTGCGCCCAGCCGGGGCGGCCAAGGTCTTCGAAATTCAGAATGTCAACGTTGCGGCCGTCAGACATGCGACGCAAGTCGCGGAGCTTGAGAATGCGTTGGTCGTAGTTGAGATACGTGTCCCCTGCAGTGACATGCAACGTGCAAATCGGGCTCGTGGAATCTGCGATACCCCCGCCTTGGCGACAGAACATCTTCTGAGCGTCATCCATATAGGTGAAGATCTCCGTATCTGTCCAAAGATACGGAGTGGCCTCATCCCGAACGTCGCTGCGAAAGAGGTCCTTGAGCTGGGTGGGGGTCATCTCAGACCTCGATTAGCCGGCGAGCTTTTCAGCCGCCTTTTTGTCGTGGTACTGCTGCCACACGGTCGCGACTTCCTTCGCCTGCACCTTGAAGCCAACGACTTCGGACACAGCACCAACAGCGGGGCTGCCAGCGGCAGTGAAGTTTTCGCGTGCGTTCTCAGCAACCAGCTTCTCAATGGCCGCGAGGATCAGCGGTGCGCGCTCGGCGGGGTCGCTCGGGGCATTGTCGAGTTTGACCACGTCCTCGATCTGCGGCTCTTCGCCGTCAGGCGGGAGTGCGCCGATGGCCAGCGCCTCTTGGTAGATGGCGGGCGGCACATGAGTGGGCTTACCCTTCTCAAAAGCGATGGAATGGCCCTTGGTCGTGGTCAGGACGTAGTTGCGATTCAGAACGAGCAAGGTCTTGCTCTTGGCTCCAGCCATGATGGTACTCCTTCAGTGGTGACGACAGAGAAGCGGGGGCCTAAGCCCCCGCTTATCGGACCGTTTTAGTGGGTCTGGACCTCGTTCACACGGTTGCGGATGATGTAACTCACGCGCACGGTGACTTTACCAGCTGTAGCAGCCGCGCCGGCGGGAGCCACGGTCACGCGGATGTTTTCGCCGTTGCCGACGTAGCCGGTAGGAACGAGTGCGGTACGACCGGCAGCAGCTTTGTCAGTCGCGTTGAGATAGCGCGTTGCATTGCCACTATCACCGACCGAGACGTTGTAGGCGGTGGAACCACTCACAGCAGTCTCGGTGACAACTTCACCACCGACCACGATGGAATTGGTGGGCAGAAGGATCACATCGAACACGTGGCTACCCACATCCTTGAAGTTGTCATCCACGCCGGACGTGTTCTTCATGGTGTCGTTTGCCACATCGAAGGTGAACTCGGCAGTGATCGGGTACTGACCACCGCGAGCCGCAAGTTTCTGAGCCATGGAATTTCTCCTTAAGAATTACTGAGCCACGTACACCGAAATCACGCCGAAGTCCTGCGTGGTGTTGCCGGCATAGATCGAGTTGAACTTCGGCTTCAGGAAACCGAGGATCTTCCCGATCGAGATACCCTGCTGGTTCTCGTAGTCAAAGCCCTTTTCAACCCATTCCGGATTGCCAATATCGGCCATCGCCAGCGCTTGTGCGCCGCAGAACAGGATCTGGCAGCCGTCGACGGTGCCCGTCGCGCCCCACTTCGAGCCGCTGGCAGCGCCGGAAGTGTTGTACACGTTGCGGTACTCGTGGAACACGATGCCGTCGATCATGACCGCGTCGCCGCCAGTGAACAACGGGTTGGTGTTCGAACGCTGCATCGCGCTGCGCACATTCTGCATGTAGGTGGGGTCCAGCTTCAGCTTAGCCATCGCCTGCGGGGTCAAAAAGGCGTGGAACACCTCGTCACCACCCTCGCCCTTGATGCCGCGCAGATATTGGTCTTTGGCGTAAGCCTTCAGCTGCACGAACAGCTCCCACATGGGGGTGTCAGCAGTCGTGATAGAGCTGGTGGCGCCATTGACTTCCAGCGTCTTACTGGTGCCGTTCCAACGGAGTTTGCGCTGGTTGGTCGGAGGTGTCACGTCCGCAGCGAACTCGAGGAACGGGAGGTCCGAACCCACGCGCGGAGCGCCGTTGTTGCGCATCGCGTAACTCACACCAGACAAGGTCAGAAACGCGAGCTGGTCGATACGCTCGGCCAGCCAGTAGGCCAGCACGTCGCGGCTGTTGCTGCGGAACTCGACAACCGATTTTTGATCGGCCATGCGGCCTTCGTGGCGGTTGGCGTGGCGCAATTGGTCGATACGGATCACCTGATCGTACGACTTCATCGCCTCCTCGTTACCTTCCAGCGTACGGTCACCCGCGACGCCGTCGCCTTCGAGGTCAGCCAGCAGCGTGATGACTGCGCGGGCGCCCTTTTCGGACTTCTTCAGCTCGGTGATGTGCTGGATCATGGAGTTCGAGCTGCTGCCGAGGAACTTATTCACGAAGGAATAGTTCCGGGCCATGCGCCACGTGTCCATCGACCAGACAGTTTTCTGCTCGTTGGTGAGCAGGGCGAAATTGGTAAGCATCTTGTGCCTCCTTAGGACAGAAATGGAAAAGTCAAACCGTTGATGCTCTCAGATCACGCTCTGGGGCCAGCGCAGGTCGGCTTTTAAGGAGGTCGGAACTCCGCAGAGCTGTCGGGTCTGCAACCGAAGTTTCGCAAAGTATAGACGAAAAAATGGGAGGACATCAACTGCCCTCCCA